AGAACAACAAGTTCATCAAGTCTGCTGATGCCTTTAAGGACATCAACGAGCTGGAAGGTATCTATGATGGTGCCGGTGGTGCATTCGATCCTACTGGTGCTTCTGGTGAGGGTTTCACTATCCTAGCCAGTGGTGCAGACAATGTACGTGTACGAGAGCCTTTCCCTTACATGCACTTGCCTGTCCAGTACAAAGGACTTGAGTTCGAGATCAACTGCTATGGCCGCTTTGCTGGTGTAGAAATGATTCGTCCCGCTGCACTCCAGCACTTCTACGGTATCTAACCAAAAGGTTCATCCAACATGCAGTGGATTAAAAACAATGTTGTTGGGTTACTCAGTCTAATTCTTGTAGTGGGGAGTTCCTTAGGGACTCTCTACGTCAAGAGTGCTGTGAATAGTGAAGCGACTACTCAATTAACTGAGACAGTCAATTTACTAACTTCTGCACATGCATCTCAAGCTACTGCACTACATGACCAAGTAACTGAGACCACTAGGCTTAAGGGCCAAATAGAAAACTTTGCAAGGTCTAATGACAGGCTAATACTAGCATTAGATAAGCTTGATGTTGTATACGGATCAATGAGAGTTGTTGGTGCTGTACAAGATGAGAGAATTAGACAATTAGCACTTAAGATAGATAAGATAGACATAACCTTTAAAGAGAAACACTATGAAAATTAAGAACAATACTCCAGCAAACCTATCAGTATTCGCCAGGTCTACACGAGGCAGTGCAAATAAGTTGTCTATGGTAGTTCCCGGTGAAGCTACACTAGAACTTGATGATGAAATGTGGAAGGAAGAGTTTGCCGAAGTGACTGCTCCCATTATCGCAGCAGGCCATCTAGAGATTATCGAAGATGTAGAACTAACTGAAGAGGATATTGAAAAGAAAGAAGCAGAAGAATTAGCCGCAGCCGAAGCTCTTATTGAAAGTAAGAAAGCTAGCAAAGAAACTAGCAAGAAAACTGGGGCGTAATCATGGCTAGTGTGGTAGATTTCCAAACAAGGTTCCCTGAGTTTTCCGAAGTAAGTAGTGGCAGAGTTCAAATGTTCTTGGATGATACTGCACTACTTATGAGTTCACCTGCTAAGTGGCTAGATTTCTATGATGTTGCGCACTTGTATTATACTGCCCACTTCTTAGTTGTCTCTGAAGCTACTGACGCAGGAGATAGCGGAGTACTTGCACCTGTAAAACACCAAGAGGTGGACGATGTTGTTATCAAGAATGCTATCTCTGATATATCTCCTACTTTTGACGAGTTGTATAGTACATCTTATGGGAAGCGTTTCGCTAAGTATCGAAAGATTTGTTTTGCTGGAATGTATGGAGTATAAGTATGGCCATGCAAATGCAAAGAGCCTTCAACAGAAGGATGATGACCAAGCTCATAAAGTACACTGTGGAAGACAGTACATATGATGAGAACAATCAAGTAGTTTTAGGAAATACAGTTAAGTCTTTTATCTACGGTGTATTTCAAGCAGGCAATAAGTTCTCTCAATTTGATGAAGGCATAGCACTACACTCGGAAGATGGTGGTGCTAGATTCTCTGACTTCAAGTCTTTATACTTGCAAGATAAGTTTGAGTTAGACCTTGATGATAAGATTGAGTATAAAGGCCTCTACTACAACATATTGCAGAAGTCTGATGAAAGCGAGTTTGGGTTCTCCTCATACTTACTTGAAAAGACTAAGGGGTGGGCACCATGACTCCAGATGAAGCAGATGTTTTAGTAATGCAGAAAATGGTAGACATAATGGTAGGCATACCAAAATTCTCATATCCTGCCAGACAAAGGGAAGCCATCAAACCAAAAGGTGAGTTTGCACATATTAGGGTTATTGAGGAGTACCAAGAAGGTATTCCAAGCAACAAGATCTATGCCCAAGATAACCTTACAACAACTTACAGAAGTTATGGGCTTGTCAAGCTAAGATACCGGATAGGTGTTGTCGAGACTACTGGAATACCCAGCTCAAAGATTATGAATCGTTGGACTACTGAAGAGATGAAGTCTGAGATGATTAAGTCTGGGTATGGCTTCATAAAGTGTGAACCTCTAAGTAGCGAGGATGCTAAGTTAGAGAAAGAGTGGGAGTACAGGAAAGGGTTTTCTGTAGACATGTACACCACTAGAGTTTTTGAAGAGGTAGTCTCCAACATAACCTCAGTAACAATTAGTGGAGAGTTTATCATGGATGACCTCACCAGCTATATAATGAACATTAATGTATAACAAACAGGAGTCGATGAATGTCGATTGAAATTACAAACTTTGTTGATGTTAATATCTCCGTTTCACCTACTGGTGTTAGTGGAGGTAACTTTGGCATCTTGGGTTTCCTAACTACAAGTGGTGATGCCTTTGTGGTAGGAAAAGGTATTACACCAACCGAACGAACACGTGCATACACTAGCCTACTTAGCGTAGGTGGTGACTGGCAACCTTCTTCTGAAGTCTACAAAGCTGCTTCAGCATTTTATGGCCAGACACCAACACCCACTGACTTCACTGTTATCGTAAACTTTACTACTGACCAATCTGGTTCTCTAGTGGGTGGTGGATCTGATACTCTGACTGAGTTGCAAGCTATTACATCAGGCACTTTAGACTTTACCGTGGATGGATTTGAGGCTACTCTCACTACCTTGGACTTCTCAAGTGCTACTAGCTTGGGCACTATTGGTGATGCAACTAGTGTTGCTGCCATTATCCAAGCTGCCCTTGATCTGGAAGCTACAGGTGCAGAGGCTAGTACAGTTACTCACAATGGGTATCAGTTTCTTATCACCTCTGACTCTGTTGGTATTACCTCTGAAGTAGGTTATGCCACTGGTACTACTGCTGAAGCTCTGGGACTTAACGTAGGTGTAGCTAAGTCTGAAGCTGGCATTGTTGCAGAGACAGCATTAGACGCACTGTCTGGAGCTGTATCTAATGGTGTGCAGTGGGTAGGTACAGATATTCACAAGTCTTTGCGTGACAAGCTTATCTCTGATGAAACAGCTACAGTAAACTCTACAAATGAGATTGCTGCTTTTTGTGAAGCTAATAAGCGCATCTTCTTAAACACTACTAATGACCTAACTACACTTAACTCCACCACTGGCCACACGGCTGCTGAGATGAAGGCTGGTACTTATCGGTTTACTCTTAGTTGCTTCAGCAAGAATCCTAATCTATACCCAGGATCTTCTGTATTTGGTCGTGCTGCATCTGTAAACTTCTCTGGTGTTGGTACTACTATCACCTTGAACTTGAAGCAGGCTCCCGGCATTACAGCAGAGGATTTAACACCTTCTGAGTTTGCTAAGTTGCGTGAGAACTATGTATCTGCTGTTGTACAAATTGGTAGCTCTGCTAATGCATTTACCGATTCACGTATGGCATCTGGCTCATGGCTGGATACTACTCATGGTATTATGTGGTTAGAGAATAAGTGTGAAGTTGATATGTTCAACTTGCTCTATACAACTAATACAAAGATCCCATACACTCAGACTGGTATCAACATTACAGCCGCAACCTTGATTAGATCTTTGCAAGCTGCTGTACGAAATGGTCTGGCTGGCCCAGGTTATTTGCCTGATGGTACATACTTACCTGAAGGTTACGTTGTTGATGCAGTTCCTCTTGAAGATGTTTCCGCATCTGATAAGGGAAATCGTCTGTATGCAGGTCTGTCTTTTAAAATAGTTGGTGCTGGCGCTCTACATGAGATTGCTATTGCCGGTGAATTCTCAGAATAAGGAGCATACTAAATGTATCAGTACAGTTTCGCCAATGTAGATCTCATGTTAGATGTAGACTACCCAGGCAACACAAATACAAAGTCCTTCAAGGTAGAAGGCTTTGGCACAGGCGAAGGCCTAATTAACGTCATTCGTAGAGCACCTATTGCAACAACTCAGTTTGGTGCTTATGGGGATATGGTTGTTTCAATGCAACGTATCCGAGCTGGAGACCTAGTGTTCCCAGTTCTTATGAATGCACCTGAGAACAAGTACTTGCAAGATTATGCAAACTACTTCCAACAGCAGGCAGATGCAGATGGCAAACTAGTCAAGCCCATTCAAGGAAGACTAGTTGACAACATGGGTAAGGATGAAGCAACTCTAGATAATGGAGTTATCCTTGCTATGCCAGCCCTTGTACGTGGTCAGAATATGAGCACAGTTACGTGGGTTATCACCTTTGAGCGTGTCACGCTTGATCGTAATAAAGGTGCAGATTACCAGAAGTTGTAATGATAAGCTGGCTCAATCCTACTTAGGGTTGGGTCAGTGCCACCAAGGAGAAAACTATGTCAAAAGGATACACAGGAACACTAATTGATGGACGAGGTATCTACATACCCAGTTGGTCTGTCAAGGTTCAGTATGAAAATTTAACTCAAGCATGTAAATACTTGGGTCAAGATCGTGTTATAGAAATCTCAACTCTAAATGTGCCAGCAGCAATGCTAGCTATAATGAGTTCTGAGGATGCAAAGGCTAGCACAGAGTTACTCTTGCACTTTACCCAACAAGCTAATATTGATGGTGATAAGATCACTGACAACAACCTTGATGACTTGGGCATGGACATTGTAATTGAAATCTTTGCCCATGTAATGTATTCGCAGTACAATGATTTTTTCGAATCAGGTTTAGCAAAGGCACACTCCCAAAACAAGTCGAAGCTGGACAAGAACGATTAGTTCCAATCGACTACGAAAGTATCTACCCAGAACTTAATGGGTACTTGATAAGACCGTTGCTAGTAAATCCTCCCATGCTCTTGCTAAGAGAGTTGGATGATTGCACATACACACTATACGACATAGAGGTTATGCATCAAATATTAGAAATCAAAGATCACTTAGCGGTGCCTACTAAGGTTCCCGAGTTCACACAACACTAGAGAGGAAGTATGAGCACATTAAAACTAGGAGCAAAGAATAGATCCAAGAGAGCTGTATCAAAAGCTAAGACCAGAAGTCTTGTTCCTAGTGATGTGACTGGAAGTACTCCCACCACTACTGGCTATGTACCTGGAGGCTATGTCCAACCAGAAGAGTCAGATGAGATCCAAGGTCTAAGGAAGTTACTAACTGGACTTCAAGAAAAGGAAGCCCAAGGCTTTGGCATGTCTGGCAGTGTTGATCGTGAGAAATATGTAGTAGAACAAAGCCAGACAGATGCAGAAGGTAATACTTTGTTCACTGGAGTGGAGACAGAGACAGCAGCAGATGGGACAGCTATAGGTAGTTCTGTTGGGGATGTGTTACTTGGCAGAGTTGGGCATTTAGAACCCAGACTTCAAGCAGGTATAAAGCACGTTGCTCAGGGTGGGGTACTCTCTGGGTCTTCTGATTTAGAGACAGCAGCAACTATGAGTAAGTTTGTAGGTGAGCTTGGTGGAGATGCTAAGGCATGGGCAGAACAGATAAAGGTAGACGAATCTGTAGGCTTACCTGTGTCAAAGCAAGATGTTAGAACTGTCTATTCTGTACTCGGTAAGACTTCTGGAGAATACCTAGACAAAGGGCCGGGTTCAAACTTAGCTGGACACACTTTACTTAAAGAGAAAACTGATAAGCAGGAAGATGACCTACAGTTAGCCTACCAATATATAAAAGATATTTCAGAACACTATGTGCATGACAAATCTCAGGGAGCTAGTAGAGCAACTAGAGTTGAGGGAGTAGAGGCATCACTAACAGATAGGTTTCTAAATGGGGTATTTGCCAAGGATGCCAAATCAATCATACCATTACCAAATGAAACTGGTGTGTCTGGCCTTAAGCCTACTATGTCCTTCAGAGGATATGTGGGTACAAAGTTTGATAGATTAGGGTTTTCTAACTTTGCAGAAGAAAAGGGGATTAGTGCAGACAGCTTAGGTGATGATGATAAGGAAATGTTCTGGAGTAACATGCCCAGTGCAAAGAACTCTCTTGTACCTAGAAAGAGGCTAGATAAGAATGCCACCAAAGCTGAGAAGGAGAAGGCTAAGGACGACCAAAGCTTTGCATATGACACTCTGCTATATAAAGCTCATACTGCAAGGAACATACTAAGAGAACAATTTCCAACCAACTTTGACGAGTCGATGGGGAACATTAGGTCTGTCAATAAGAATAAGACTTATGATGATGATGAAGTACAAAGAAACCTCACGAACGAAGCTAACATACTTGGGCTAGACTTTGCACAGGCATCCACAGATGTTGCTACAGCAGAGACAGCTCCAAGCCAACATAAGGACGCCTCTGATAGAGGTGGAATGTACGGAGAAAGACCACTATCTGAAGTGGATGTATTTCAAGAGACTGGTAAGACAGTAGACCAACTAATAAAGGAAGAGGAAAATGAAGATTTTGTTGGCCCTAAGTATACTAAGAAGCTTGAAGGCATAGAGCAAAGGACTCCTGAGTGGCATAAGGCTAGAAAGGGAATTGTCACTGCCTCTACCTTGATCGACAAAAATGGTAAACAGCTTAGTGCTGATGAAATGGGAGAGATCCTAGCCAAAAGGAAATTGGGGTTAGATAAAGACTTTATAGGCAATGATTACACTGAAGAAGGCACTAAGAATGAAGAAATGGTTCTTGCATCCTTCCTTAAGAGTCAAAAGAAGTTAGGTAAGAATTTTACTCATGAAGAAGTAGGGTTGCTAACTAATAAAGACTTGCCCGGTATGGGAGCTTCCCCAGATGGTAGGTTAAGCCTAGATGGAAAGAATGCAGGACTTGTAGAGCTAAAGTACTTGACCACTGATAAAATGGATGGTGCACTAAAGAAGTACTCTCCACAGATGCAATTGCAGATGTTGGTAACAGGTGAGAAAGAGATGTACTTTCATGCTTATGATAGGTACACAGATGATACCATTACAGAAAAGGTAGTTGCTGATGAAGCCTTCCAGAAAGACCTTAAGCTAAGGATTGATAAGGCTGTGGCCATTGGTGAGGGACTGGATGTTGAAAGTTTATTTGAATTAGAACAAGGTCGTAACAAGAAGGAGGAGGACAAGGTGAAACAAACAAAAGCTGAAAGAGATGCTGGCATAGTAGCAGATGATACCTCAGGCCAAACTAAGTCCTTCTCCAAAAAGAAGGCTGTAGAGTTGCCAATGAAAGGTTTTAGGGTTCCAGTAAAAGAACCTGATAGCATGGAGAAGCTTTATGGGCCTCTTAGCCAAGAAGAATTAAATTGGAGAGATTCTGATCCAGCCAAGAACTTCATTGCAGCGGCTGACAACAAGTCTAAGCAAGAAGCTAAGGCAAGCCAAGAGAAGGCAGACGCAGACAAGAAGTCAGCAGATGCAGCTAAGGATACTGCAAACTCTTTAAAGGAGTTGGGAAGGGAAGCCAAAGATGCTGCCGGTGCCTTGGGTGAGATAGCTGGCTTTGTTATGGGTGGAGATTCTAAGTCAACTGACTTGAGAATTAGAGCTGCTGCTGCTGGTGTTAAGGAAAAGAACTTACTTGGTCTTGAGAGAGAGCTTAAGAAGTCTGGCCTTAGCCAAGATGCATCCAACAACTTAGTGGGTAATGTGACAGATGTTGCCAAAGATTTTGCAGATTATGGTAAGGGAGCAACTGCCTTCAAAGATCTGCAACATGCACAAGGAAAGTCTGCCCTACCAGAAATTAGGAATATGGAGCTTACCTCCCTTGAAGATAGGGTTGGTCTTAATACCCAACAGCAAGCCGCTCTAATACTTAAGGAGAACCAATCTCTGAAGTCTGTGCAGGCTAAGATGGCACATGCGGATATGTATGGTGCGCCTAACATAGTGGCGCTTGGTGACAGGACTACTCCAGAGGCAGTAAGGGAAGCAGTTGATGAGGGTTATGATGATGATGCTCAAGCAGCTACACACAGAGGCATTCAGAAAACATTTATTAAGAAAGAGGAGGCTGCACTAGAAACTACAAAGATGCTTGGAGAGACTGGAGGAGAGATCCTTGGAGGTCTTCAAATAGCCGCTGGAGTTGTTGGTAGCTTGACTATGGGCTACCTAGGATCTAAAGCAGCAGGTACAGTGCTGAAGTCAGGCACTAAGGCTGGGTCTAAGGTAGTAAACACAGTAAACAAAGCTGGATCTAAGACAATTAATGTACTTAAGAATACAGCCAATGTTACTGGTAAGACCACTAAAACAATAGCTAACTCAGCCCTAAATGTTTCCAAGGCTGCTGCTGCGACTAAAGTTGGGTCTGCTGCACTAAGGGCTACTCCTGCTGGAGCTGCTGTAGGTGCTATCTCATATGCAGCTAGGGAGTTAACTGGAGTGGAGGATGATGGATCTCTGGCAGATAGTGCTATGGATGTATTAGAGTTTGCTGCAACTGGAGCTGCCATTGGATCTGTTATTCCTGGTGTAGGAACTGTTGTAGGCGGAGCAGTGGGTGCCTTAGGTGGACTTGCTAACGAAGCTTATGAGCACTTTAGCAGAGATGTTGCAGTACCAACCAAGGACATACCATCGTTCATGCAAGGGTCTGAGCCAAGCAACCAACCAACTATTTATAACATTGAAGTTAGCAACAGTATAACTAAAGACTCTGTGGTAACTGAAGTAACCGAAAATGGGGATCAGGTCTACATAGAGGAAGATGAGACTGTTGGCTTTTAACTAGGAGTTTAATATGCGAGCTACTTTCGGACAAGAAGTGTCCCTTATTGTGCATAAAGAAGAAAGTGCCACTGAAGTTTTTGATGCTAAAAATCTGAGAGTAGACTTCGATATTAGGTTACTTGATGGTTTTAGTAGAGGAACTGTTACTATATATAACCTTTCAAATGAAACCATTAAAGCTATTTCTAGTGGTGGTAACTATGTGACCTTAAAGACCAAGTTGCATGGGAAGGATGAGAATACCATAGCTAACAGTTTCTACATCAGTAACGTAATGGAAGAGAAGAAGATACCAAACAGTGTCACTACACTTTACTGCTTTGACAAATTAAGGAAACAGTACTTAGAAAAGCCAGTTGACATTAGGGTGCCTAACCCAACACTACGAAAAGAAATCTCACAGATAATGGCCCACATAGGGTATAGGGGGGAGGTAAGTTATCACTCCTTCCCATCTGGTAGAGTAGACCAAGCATCTGGCAGAAAAGTTAGTGTGCACCAAGAGGTAGCACAAAATTGCATAACCTCTTTACAAAATACCTACAAGTTTAAGTTTTACACAAAACCAACTGGCATGGGCCTAATGTACTTGCCAAGCCTTGATGAGTTAGTATACACAACATTAAACAGAAGGTATGCAGACGTAAAGTTGCATGTAGAAAATATGAGGTCTAATCCAGTTATCGGAGTTGCCTCATTACTAATAACAAGCAATTTAGATGGTGGCATTAAGCCCACCTCCGTGGTTGACATATCTGACCTAGTGACGCACACAGTAGGAACTGACGAGGTAACTTTGCAGTTAGCCTCTGGTTTCTTGCAAGATAATGTTGATGGTTTCTCTAAGTATCAAGTATTAACTGTTCAGCACAAAGGATCAAACTATACAAATGATTGGCACACCATAGCTACTTGTACAGCTCCCTCTAAGGGAAAGGTGATGCCACCAAGAAGTTGGCACCGAGGAAAATAAGGAGGCTGTATGGCTACTCTCACACCAGCTAGAATTAAGTACAAACAAAACGGAGTGGATCAAACTATAAGGTTTCACTCAGTAATCTCCGAGGGACATGAAGCAACTGCCGAGATTACAAAGTACCCAGTGCAAACTGGCTTTGAAGTTAGTAACCACTCCATTAGGAAGAATAGGAAGGTTACTATACAGGCTGTAATTTCCAACTACTTATTGGAAACTAGCAAGACAGCTTATCAGTATTCTGCCTCAGATGAGAGCAAGACTGTATTTCAGCTATTGAAAGAGCTAGTTAACCTAAAAATAGAAACTGAAGTAACAACTAACCTGGGCACATACACACCAGTAGTGTTTACCAGCTTTAAAACTAAGCAAGCTGCTGGCTCAGTTGATTCTATGACAGTAATGTTGGCTGGGGAAGAGTTACAAGTTTCAAGTGCACTAAATGCAGTCTCCCCAATAACAGTGAGTTGGCTGCCTGTAGCTCCTGAGAAGGTTCTAACAAAAGTTAAAGAACTTAATGCAGTAGGGATAGTAGTCAAGGCAGGGGCCATTATAGAAGAGGTAACTGTCCAGCTAGGTGAAAGCTTTGCAATTGAGAATTATACTACAGCCGGGCAAGCTATCTTAACTACCTATGAAGCTAAAGGCATAGACTTAGTAAAGGATGCCTACAAGTATATTGTGCACACTACCGATACTGACCTTTACCAAAAAGCTGTGGACTCTGTTATACCATTTATTGAAGATAACATAGACAGAATTAAGGCTGGTGCCAAAGCTGTTGGTGGGTGTCTTACTACTGGAGCAACTACCCTAGTTGTAGATGATACATTAGATAGAATTGATACAGCTATGGGGAGCCTAAGACGCTCTTTGTATGGTGCTCACTACGACACCATGCTCATGTCAAAGCATGACCTAGGTCAAAGCTTAATAGGTATGTCCACTGGATGTGTGGTTAGAGGTGTCTCTGGGTTTGTAGACCAGTTTGATTTCCAGCCAGGAGAGTCCATACCCACTGCTACAGAGATTATAAATGGGGCAGTTGCCTACGGACAGGCTCTAGTATCTGGAGACACAAACAATGCAGGAGTTGAAACTACTGAGACTGTATTGACCAAAGTAACATATCCACTCTAGGAGTTCCTATGGATTTGAAAAATGGGTACTTTAACTTACCGGGAAGGATAGTAGAGTACTTTGCAGAAGATCAGACAGCTACAATACGAATTTGTGCTGAAAAGATTGATAATACTACAGATGGGCTGAATACAGGAAGACGTAGAGGCCTACTAGAAGATGTCCCAGTGCATACTCCCTCAGGTGGTGGATGGTCTATGACTATGCCAATAAAACCTGGGGATACCTGTATCATATTCTTTAGTCAGGTTGGGTATGACCACTGGTTACTAAGAGACCAGGATGTAGGAGGTTCCACACAGGGGTCTCCTAACTTTTGGCTAGAAAGAAGTTTTAATATTAATGATGGATATGCCTTAGTTGGACTTAATACTATACCAAGAGCTGTTCAAAGCTACTCAGCAGTTAACTCTCAGTGGAGAAATGCGGATGCCACACAGCTAATAAGTTTAAATGAAGACTTGTCAATAACAATAATTAGTCCCACCTCAATAACAGTAAACGCTCCAGAGGTAAATGTTGTTGCACCATTAGTTAATGTAACTTCTGAAGCAGTTAATATTGACTCTACAGTTTCAGCCTTTACAGGTAATGTAACTATAGGTGGCACACTGACTGTTACGACAGGAGTTACTGCTGCTGGCATAGCATTTAACACACATGTACATCCACCTGGAACTGTGCCTCCTGCTAACCCAGCACCACCACCAGCACCATAGGATAGTTATGACTTACTTAGCATTAGATAAAAGCACTCATGACATAATCTTCCCAGTTGGAGGAGGAATATCAAGGGTAGGGGATGGAAGGTTTGTAGTCCAACAGGTCAAATGTAAGTTATCTACTTGGCTTGGAGAGTGGGTACTAGACCCCAGAGTGGGTTGGATTACCCTATCAGACCTTGAGAAGAACTTTAGCCTCTATGAACTAGAAGATAGGGCAAGGAAAATCATACTTGGGACAGATGGAGTACAGAGCATATCCTTTATTAAAGTTACCTATAAAAGTAGGAAGCTAACCATAGAGGCAGAGATGCAAACAATATACGGAGGCATTATACTAACAGTGCCTTGGGGA